GTCTTCTAGCTCTCTCTCCCCTAAGAGGGTGAATCTGTGAAAATGTATGAAAGTTTCACGGAAAAGTAGCGCGGTAAAAGTTTCCAACACGATGTCTGAAAGTTTCACGATAGGGTGATCTGGCAGAAACTTTCATGAATGACAGGTTTCATGTGGTTTCGAGGGCATCCGATCTGGAAGGATGTCGCCCTGTGACAGATTTGACTGTGCGCAAGGACGGCGCCGGCGCCGAGCGGAGGGGCGAACGATGATCAGTGAGCGGGTACCGAGGACCGGCCTCTACGGGCCGATGCCCGAGGTGGGCACGGTGAAGATCTGCGACTTCTGCCGCCTGCCGGTGGCGCTGCGGCGCAACCGCGAGTCGGGCTGGCACTACTGGGTGCGCGACGAGGACCCGGTCGACGGCGGGCGGTACTGCGACGGCGGCACCGGACCGGGGACCGCCCGGATGCCGCCCGTCTGGACGCTCCACGTGCCGAAGCCGACCCTCGACCTGCGCGAGAACCCGACCGAGCGGTGGTTCCACCGGTACACCCCCGACGGCACGGGGCGGTTCGCATGAGCGCCGAGCTCGACGCCGTCCTCGCCGCCTACTACCGCGCCGACGCCACACGGACGCGCACGGGCCTGCTGCGGGACCTGCGCGGCGGCAACCGCACCGAGCTCGCCCACGCGGCGTACGTGGCTGCCAACGAGGGCACGTACGACGAGCGCGGCATGCCGATCGGCACCTTCCGTGAGCGCATCGCCGCGCAGCAGGCGCTCCTCGAGCGGCTCGCCCCCGAGATCGAGGCGCTCACAAACATGACATCCGCTTTAGGAGAGCGGGTGCGTGTAGCGAGCGGATTAAGGTCCTGACCCGCACCGATATCCTGGATACGGGCTTTCCAGTAAGCGGGCAGTGAGCATCTGGTGCGCGGGATCGGCCCAGGATGGGGCTATTCGGCGGCCCTTCACGCCCCGCCGGCGGCCGCTGGCGGCCCGACGTAGGCGATCTCGGGGAGCTCGAGCGCGGAGAGCGTCTCGGCCGGGTCGAACCCGGCGTCGATGAGCGTCTTGGCCGCGCCGGTCTTGGAGGTCCGCTCGCGGTCGTCGGCCTCGCGGTCCTCGGGCACGACACGGTCGTGGTCGAACTCGAGGCTGTCGGCCTGGAACATCGGCAGGAGCCGGTGGTTCAGCGCCTGCTTCCACCGCTCGGTGCGTGGCCGGACCAGCCACCGCGCGAACGAGATCTCGCCGGCCTCCGCGTTGGCCTTGTTCACGTCCTGGCTGATGCCGAGCATGTGCCCGTGGATCCCGAAGGCCTCCCGGATGACCTCGCGCGACAGGTTGCGCAGCTCGGTGAACTGCATGTCCTTCTGGGACATGCTCCGGTCCTTCCACTGGCCCATCTCCAGGACCGCGACCCGGTGCGCCTGGGCGACGCCCTGGTGCTGCTCGCGCCAGCGTGTAGTCAGCTCGTCGAACTCCTCGTCACTGAGCCGCTCGGGAACCTCGATGATCCCGCCGGGCTCGGCGGAGTTGACGAAGAAGTTCCGGTTCCACTCGGCCGAGTAGCGCGCCGAGTCGAGGTCGACCATCGCGGCCTGGACCGGGCCCAGGCCGCGGTAGGGGTCAAGCGGGTTCGGCATCTTCAGCGGGATCACGTCGTCGAGCCCGAGCGGCACCTGCTCGCCGGTCATCGCCGTGTAGATGTACCCGGAGATGAAGTCGCCGCCGGGGATCGGCGCGATCCGGTCGGGCCGCACTGGCCAGAGCTCGAGCGGGAGCGGGGAACGAGAGTCCCGGTAGACGCAGATGTAGCCCTCGCCGACCAGGTCGACGTGCTGCTGGACGGACTCGAACAACGCCTGCCGGGTCATGAACGGGTTGGGGTTGTTCAGCAGGTCCAGGGCGGCGTGACGCATGACCTCCTGGCGGTCACCGTTCTCCGGCCCGAACCGCCTGCGCCCGTCCACGCGCTTGCGCCACAGCCGCCAGTCGACCTGGGAGGTCGCGTTCGAGGTGCGGTTCACGATCGCGAACAGCGTCCCGATCTGCCCCATGGCCCGCATCTGGGACTCGGCGTTGTTCGTCCCGGCCCAGGGCACGCTCAGCCGGTAGCCGGCCCGGCCCAGCATGTCGGGCGACTTGTTGGTGACGCCGCCGAGGAGGCCGCCGAGGCTGCCGAGGATGGACTTCGTCATGGTGTGGCCCTCACTTCAAGGATCAGGAAAGCGAGCCCGGTGGCGACCAGGCCCAGGGTGGTGCCGAGCTCGGCACGGTTGATGGTCCATGCCGCGGCGACGAGGAACGCCAGGCCGAGGATGCCCAGGAGCAGGCGTATGTACGGCAGGAGCTTGGTGATCACGCGGGCATCATCCTTAGTCGTGGTGCGGTAGGCGGAGGCAGTGTGCGGGCGAGGTGCACGGCGCCCGCCGCGGCGTACACGGCGTCGACGTGGACGTCGTCCAGGGCGAACACCCACCGCTTGCCGGTGAACTTCTTCTCGGCGGTGGCCAGCTGCTTGTTCAGGAGCGGGTCGCCACCCTGGGCGACCTGGCCCGTGGTGACCTGCTCGGCGAACCCCATGCACACGGCGGCCGTGTCCCGGGTGATCTCCTCGACGACGACGCCGCGCGGCGCCCAGCTCTCCCGCTTGCGCAGGCTCGCGGCCACCGCGGCCGCGGGGCCGCCGGGGAACCACCCGACCTTGCGGGGCTTGACCTTGGTGACCCACGCCGGCAGGTCGGCCTGCAGCTCCTTCGTGCATCCGGGCCCCGTCCAGGCCGCTACCGGGTCGATGCGCACCCGCCCGTCGTCCAGGACCGCCGCGGCGTACAGGGTCGCGTGCTGGCTGTCCTCGGCGACGTCGACGACCAGCGTCACGCGCGAGCGGACCTCCGCCAGCGTGCCGGGCTCGAGGCAGCCGGCCTTGATGTCGGGGTGGCGGATGCCCAGCGGGATCCGCTGCAGCGGGTCGTACGGGCGGTCCCAGGTCTGCATGTCGACTGCGGGGTCCATGACCGAGGCGCGCATGCACATCTTCTCCGTCTTGAAGCCGGCGAGCTTCTTCCCGCCGATGCGCATGGCGGTCGCGCCCTCGTTCAGGAGGTCCCCCATCGGGATCCGGCGGTTCGCGTTCGGGTTCGCCTGCGCCAGCGCGTCGGGGTCGACCGGGCTGGACCCGTCCGGCGCGCTGTACTCGAACAGGCCGAGGCGATCGTCACCTTCACCGGTCTCGATGTAGTGCACCGCGTCGTCGCGCAGATCGTTGAGCACGACCGACTTGTCCGACCCGGCGTTGGAGATACCGACGATCTGCGCGTCCGGGATCGCGGAGGTGGCCGGTTCGGAGGCGTCCCACGCGGAATAGTCGTGGTGCTGGCGCAGCTCGTCCAGGACGAGCCGGTCGATCGTCAGGGACCGCCCGCCCTCCTCGTTGGACGCTGCGACCTTGTACCGAGACCCGTCCTCCAGGGCCTGCTCCTTGGCGTCGGCCCTCCACATGACCTGTTCGCCGTTCGCCTTGCGGAACCCGCCGCGCTTGGGGATCTCCGCGTTCAGGGCCGGCACACGGCGCGCGAGCTTGTATGCCTTGCGCAAGGACTCGGCGGCGTAGTCGAGCTTCGTGCTGGTGCCCAGCACGTAGTCCACCCGGTCCACGTAGAGCCAGTACAGCGTGAGCACGACCAGCAGCTCGGTCTTGCCGTTCTGCCGGGCCACCATGATGAGCGCCTTGCGGAACCGGGGCCGGCCGTCCTCGAGCAGCTCGCCGAGGTGGATGACGACCCACTCCTGCCACGGGTCCAGCGGGTGGCCCAGCACGTCGCGCGCGAAGTCGACGACATCGAAGCCGTAGCTCGTCGCCGGCGTCAGGGGCCTAAGAGGGCGCGTCCACAGCCGCGGCTCGGTCCTTCCGACGATCTCGGAGCTCGTCGAGGGCAGACTTGCCAGAGTCAGCATCCGGGGTACCCCCTCCCTGCAGCACGCCGGAACGCGCCTTCGGCGTGAGCTGCAGCTGCTCCAGGGCCGCGAGCAGCTTCGGCCCGACCACCGCGGCGACGTGGACCTCCTCGATCCGGACGGTCAGCGCGAGCAGCTCGTCGTAGAGCTCGTCGTCCAGGCCGGCGCGCGCGACCTTGCGGAGCGTCTTGGCCAGGCTCCGGGAGATGGTCGCCGAGTCGTCGAGCTCCAGCGCGTACCGCTTGGCCAGGGCCACCGTCGCGGCGTCGGCGTCAGCCGGCGTGCGGGCCCGTAGCGCCGTGTGCAGCGCGGTGAGCACCGCGGGAGTCCTGCGACGTGCTGCCACCGTGCTCACCGCCTCTCGCGCTGTCGTCTGCCGGGTGGATGCACGAAACGACTACCCGGCCCCGAGGTGCATGCGCTTCGTGCATCCACGCATGTAGGCTACGGCCCGTAACAAAGTTACGACCCGTAACACAGGCGAGGGAGTGGCGGATGGCCAGAAGGCCGGTATCTCATCCGGACGTGCCGAGCCGTCTCGTCGCCGAGGTCTGGAAGCACCTGCGGGCCCGCGACGAACGGCCCCGCCCCACGGTCAAGACGCCGGTCCGCGTCGTCGCCCTCGCCGAGGGCACGACCCGGATCGACCTCATGGAGGAGATCGGGTACTGGGGCACCACGGCGACCGAGTTCGTCGACGAGCTCCTGGCGATCGACGCCGAGACCATCGAGCTGCACGTGAACAGCCCGGGCGGCGACGTCTTCGACGGCCTCGCGATCATGAACGCCCTGGCCGACCACCCCGCCACCGTCAACGTCGTCGTCGACGGGATCGCCGCCTCGGCGGCCAGCTTCATCGCCATGGCCGGCGACACCATGAAGATGAACCGCGGCTCCCAGCTGATGATCCACGACGCGATCGGGTTCTGTTACGGGAACGCCGGCGACATGGAGGACACCGCGACGCTCCTGAGCCGGTTCTCCGACACGATCGCCGGGATCTACGCCGATCGCGCCGGCGGCAAGGCCGACGACTGGCGCGACCTGATGCGCGCCGAGACGTGGTACTCCGCGACCGAGGCCGTCGACGCCGGCCTCGCCGACGAGGCCGTGGCCGGCCCCAAGAACCCCGTCGACCCCGACGAAGCCGCCGAGGACGCGTCTGACGAGGACGAGACCGAAGCGCCCGAAGCGCCCGCCGAGGACCTCGAGGACGACGACGACGAAGCTCCCGCGGCCAGGTTCGCCGCGGCGTTCTCCCACTTCGTGTACGCCGGCCGCGCCCAGGCGCCCGCCCCGCCGTCCGGCAAGCGGCCGGAATTCCAGCTCGAACCAGGCGCCGTCCTGGCATCCATCCGAAAGGGAGTTATGTCGTGACCGCGATTCTGAAGACGGCCGCCGAGCTGGAGGACATGCTCAGCGACCCGGCCAAGGTCCAGCAGCTCATGAACGACGGGACGTTCACCGCCCGCATCCAGGATTACGCCCGGGCCACGATGGCCGCCGACAGCAACCTCGCCGTCCAGGTCAAGGAAGAGACCCAGCGGGTCCTGACGCAGTGGCTCAAGGACAACCCGGACGCCAAGCCGGTCCAGCGCCTCAACCTCGACCCCAACGCCCCGGTGAACACCAAGGCGTCGCGTGGCTATTCGAAGACCGCGCCGGGCGCGAAGATCGACACCGAGCGGATCCTCGACAGCAACCGCGACTTCCTCTCCACGATCTACCACGGCAACAACACCGAGGACGCCCGCGGCAAGCGGGCCAAGCTCGACGCGGTCCGCAACGCGTTCGGGTCCACCGTCGGGTCTGATGGAGGGTTCCTAATCCCCGAAAGCCTGAGAGCGGAGCTGCTGCGGGTCGCGCTGGAGACCGCTGTGGTCCGGCCCCGGGCCCGCGTGGTCCCGATGGAGACCCTCACGGTCCCGTTCCCGACCATCGACGTCACCTCGCACGCGTCCACCGTGTACGGCGGCGTCACGGCGGCGTGGACCGAGGAGTCCGGTGCGCTGTCCGACAGCTCGGCGAAGTTCGGGCGGGTCAAGCTGGAGGCGAAGAAGCTCACCGCGTATTCGGAAGTTCCAAATGAGCTGTTCACCGACAGCATCATCTCGCTGGAGACGTTCATCAACGAGATCTTCCCCGAGGCCATCGCGTGGTTCGAGGACATCGCGTTCATCCGCGGAACAGGCGCGGGTGAGCCGAAGGGCTTCCTCAAGGCCGACGCGGCCGTCGAGGTGACGAAGGAGTCCGGCCAGGACGCCACGACGGTGGTATGGGAGAACATCGTCAAGGCCTATTCCCGGATGCTTCCGACGTCGCTGGGGCGTGCGGTGTGGATCGCGCACATCGACACCTTCCCCGAGCTCGCGACCATGGCGCTCAGCGTGGGCACTGGTGGGTCGGCGATCTGGCTGAACAACGGCACCGAGGGTCCCCCGATGACGATCCTGGGCCGGCCGGTGATCTTCACCGAGAAGGTCGAGACGCTTGGTACCGCCGGTGACATCAACTTCGTTGACCTGGGCTACTACCTTCTGGGTGACCGCCAGGCCATCCAGGCGTCGACCTCGCCGCACTTCAAGTTCCAGAACGACCAGACCGCGATCCGGTTCATCGAGCGCGTCGACGGCCGCCCCTGGATCCAGTCGGCCATCACGCCCAACAAGGGAAGCAACACGCTCAGCCCGTTCGTCAAGATCGCGACCAGGGACTGACGCGCGATGTCGTACAGCAGCCGCGGGCAAGTCCGGATGGCCGAGTGCCATCCGGACCGCCCGTACGCTGCCAAGGGCATGTGCTGGGCGTGCTACGACCGTACGCCTGAGCGTGTGGCGAAGCGCCAGGAGCGGGACCGCCGACGCTATGCCGAGAGCGAGTCGCGTAGAGCAGATCAGCGAGAGGCCGTGCTCCGTTGGCGAGAGGCCAATCCTGAACGCTGGCGGGAGCACATGCGTAAGGGGTCGAAGCGCTGGAGTGAGGACAACCCTGACCAGCGTCGGCAGGTCAAGCGGGAGAACCAACTGCGTCTGCGCCGGGAGATGATCGCGGCGTACGGCGGGGGATGTTCATGCTGCGGCGAATCGGAGCACCACTTCCTGGCACTGGAGCACGTGCACGGATACGGGCATTTCGATTGGGAGACCCGCAACGCCAACGGCAAGCGCAAGGGCAATGACAGCGTCCTCCGCCGCTTGAAGCGGGACGGATGGCCGCAGGACGGCTACACGGTCCTGTGTCACAACTGCAACATGGGCAAGCACTTGAACGGCGGTGTGTGTCCGCATGACGCCGCGATGTTGGAGTTGTTGAATACCCCGGCTCGGCACGGCATCGAAACCCCGGCTGGGCTTGACCTGCAGGGCATTGAAACCCCCTGCTAACAGGAAGGCATCACCATGCACGCAATCGAAGGGCTGGGCGCGGTCTTCAATGTCATCAAGACCGCCGACGGTCTCGATATCCCGCTCACCAACGCCGGCGCGGTCACGTTCGTGTTCGGAGACGCCGGCACAGGCGCCGCCATCGCGACCGTCACGCAGACCGACTCGACCAGCGTCAACTCGGAGGCCGACCTGAACGTCTTCACCGTCTCGGGCGTCGAGGGATCCAACGGCGTCTCCAGGGCCTTCGTGGGCCCCGACGTGGGCGGCACGTGGACGGAGAACGGCGACGCAGTCTTCGCCGACAACACGTTCGACCTGTCGGACGAGACCACCAACGACACGGGCGTCTTCACCGTGCGGGCCAGCCAGCTGTCGGACGGCTACGACCAGGTGCAGGTGTCCGTGGACACCGGCCTCTGCTTCGCGATCATTCACGACCTGGCGGTCATGCGTGACCCGGCCAACCTCAAGTCCAGCCTGACGGCGTGAGAAGGGGCTGAACCATGAGCACCATCATTCAGGGCACGCAGCTGCGGGAGATCGCGCTCGGCCGGTACCTACAGGGCAAGACGTCGGACCTCACGGCCGGCGGGGACACCACCTACCAGGTGTTCACCGTCGCGGGTGGTGAGGTTCTCATCACTGCGCTGTGGGGCGTGGTGGACACGGTGATCGGGGTGGAGACGGGCACCCTGGCGCTTGTCCTCGACCCGACTACCGGGACCACCCAGACTCCTGTCGCGGCGTCTGCGCCGAGCGCTGCGGACACTGCGGCCGGTACGACCATCGGGTTCCGGGACCAGGGCGACGGCACCATGGATTTCGAGTCGGGCGGGTTCCCCCTGCCCGCGCTCGTCGTCACGACGGGCGAGGTCGAGGTCCTGGCCGCGTCCAGCATCGACGGTGTCATCGACTGGTACTGCACCTGGGTGCCGCTCACCCCGGGCGCCACGGTCGTGGCGGCGGCCTGACCATGGCGAAGATCAGCCGGATCGGCGGGTTCACGGACGCGACGGCGCGCGGGTTCGTGTCGCCGGCTGACGAGCTGCGGGCCCGCGGGAAGCTCGGCCCGTACGACGCCGGCAAGACGGAGGAGACCGCCGACGTCGACGATGCCGACGCGGATCCCGAGACGCCCGCGGCCGCGGATGCCGACATGCCCGCGGCCGCGGAGCCCGACGACGCCGCGGCCGCCGATGCCGATGCATCCGCGGCCGCTGACTCTGCAGGGGAGGAGGAGTCGTGGCCTGGGAGCAGCTCCGAGACATCGCCCGAGAAGCCGCCGAAGAACGACGCGCCGAGGAAGCCCAGCCCCCGCAAGCGTGCCCGTTCGGCGGGCGGCCACTCCGGGAGCACCAAGGGGTCTGGTACTGCCCCGACGGGGACTACGAGTGGCCCCGTGACGGGCGCCTGATCTGACCGAACCGCACGACCTACCCGGAGGGAGGGGCCATGGCGCTGAAGGACCGGCAGGGCATGACCTACGCCTCCCGGGAGGACGTGAAGCGGGCCCTGGACATCGTCGAGACGGCCCGCGCCGACGACCAGATCGACCGCGCGCTGGCCTCCGCGAGCGACGTCGTGGAGGCCTGGCTGCTGCGCCGGTTCTACCCCGAGATCGACACCCGGTTCTTCGACTGGCCCGACCGGTCCGGCTCCCGCCCCTGGCGGCTGTGGCTCGGCCGTGACGAGCTGCTCTCGGTCACCACGCTCACCAGTGGTGGGACGGTCATCGCCGCGGCCGACTTCTTCCTCGAGCCGAACACCGGTCCGCCGTTCACCCACCTCGAGATCAACCTCGGGTCCTCGGCGTCGTTCTCCACCGGTGACACCCACCAGCGGGCCATCGAGATAGCCGGCGTGTTCGGGTTCGGCGACGACACGGAGGCGGCCGGGACGGTCGTCACGGCCATCAACGCCTCGACCACCACGGTGGACGCCTCGGACGGCACGGCACTGATCGGCGTCGGAGACCTGCTTCAGCTCGAGGACGAGCGCGTCACCGTGACGGACAAGAGCTTCATGTCGCCGGCGGGCACGCACGAGCTCACCGCGGCGGTGGCGATCGGGTCGTCCGCGACCATCGCCGTCACGGACGGGACGGAGTTCGTCGCGGGTGAGGTGATCCTGGTCGACGCCGAGCGGATGCTGATCATCGACATCAACGGCAACACCCTGGCCGTCAAGCGGGCCTGGGACGGGTCCACGCTGGCCGCTCACAGCCTCGGGGCGGACGTGCTGGTGCAGCGTCGCCTGACGGTGCGCAGGGCTGTCCTGGGCACCACGGCGGCCGCCCACGGCACCGTGGCGATCGCGAAGCACGTGGTGCCGCCCATGGTGCGCAGCCTGGCCGTCGCGGAGGCGATGGCTGTCCTGCTGCAGGAGCGCACCGGGTACGCGCGGGTCATCGGCGCCGGCGAGGGCGAGTCCGAGGTGCGTGGCGTCGGCCTGGCCGACCTGCGCGACCAGGCGCTGCGCGCGTACGGCCGCGCCCGGGCGAGAGTGAGGGCCGTGTAATGGCGCGCAAGCGGGTGAAGCTCGAGGGGGTCTCTGGCCTGCGCGACGACCTGAGTGAGCTCTCCGCCGACCTGGTGAGCGACATCGTCGTGGCGGAGGAGATCATCGTCGAGGAGCTGGCCGCCAACATCGCCGCTGACACGCCCTACGACACCGGGGATCTGCTGTCCACCGTCGAGGCCGTGGGCACCCAGGTGCACGTCGGGGGCAGTCGTGCACCGCACGCGCAGATCGTGGAGTCCATCACGCCGTTCATCCAGCCGAACGTCGACGCGATGCGCGAGGAAGCGCCGCGGCTGGCCCGTGAGCTCCTGGCCAAGGAGCTCGGCCGATGACGACCATCGATCCGGCCGGCGCCGTGCAGGTCGGCCTGCGGCTGCTGTTCCAGTCCGACGCGGAGATCCAGCAGTACATCACCGGGGTCCTGGACGAGGTGCCCGACGCCGCCGCGCGGAAGTACCCGTTCATCGTGATCCCTGACCTGACGTCGGTCCCGGACGGCACGCACGACGACCCGGGGCGCAGGGTCACCGCGCGGATCCAGACGCTGGCACGTGGCGACGTCGACGTACCGGCTAACCGGGTGGACAACCTGATCGGCGCGCGGATCGTCGCGCTCCTGGACCACGGGCACAAGACGCTCGACCCGTTCGTGACGGGCACCACCATCTGGATGGTCCGGCACGTGGAGTCGCGGAAGATGCCCGACAACGACCGCAGCGTGCGCCGGCGCCTGGACCGCGTAGACATCTTCACCTCACAGAAATAGGGAGACCGACATGGCCGCATTGGCAACCATCGAGATCGCCACCGTGACAGGACGGCCCGACCTCGACACCGACCTGGACGCGGCCGCGTCCGGGGGCGACACCGCCGAGGTCGGCGACGGGGTGTTCCTGCTGGCCCTGAACGACCACGTCTCGGAGACGCGCACCATCACGATCGCGACGCCCGGCACCGTGGACGGGCACGCCGTCGCGGACGCCACGCTGGTGATCACCACCGAGAACTACGGGATCATCCCGCTGACCAACATCTTCCGGGGTACCACCGGCCGCGCGTCCATCACGTACAGCGACTCGGCGGCGGATATCACCGTCGCGGTCTACAAGCTGGGGAAGTAGGGAAAACCATGGCCGGTCTTGACGCCTTCGGCACCCAGTTCAAGCGCGACTCCACGGGCGCCGGCGTGTACGTCACCATCGCGAACGTGTCCGACCTGTCGGGCCCGTCGCGCACCCGTGACGCCATCGAGGTCACCGCGCACGACAGCCCGAACCAGTACCGCGAGTTCGTCAAGGGCCTCAAGGACGGCGGCGAGGTCACCCTCACGCTGAACTACGACCCGGCGGAGAACACGCACAGCGACCTGGACGCCGACTTCGAGGAGGACGCGCTGCGCGCCTACCAGATCGTCGTGCTCCCCGGTGAGGCGGACGAGCACACCTGGTCGATCAACGGGCTGATCACGAACCTCAGCGACGCGTTCCCGATCGACGACCGCATGGAGCGCGAGGTGACCCTGAAGATCTCCGGGAAGCCGACCCTCGCCGCGACGTGACCCACCCCCGCCGCCATCCCGCGATCAGAAAGGAACCAGGTTGAGCAGCCTCAAGGACACCATCCTCAACGCCCAGGACCTGAAGTGGCAGGACGTCCCGGTCGAGGAGTGGGGCGTGACCGTGCGGGTCATGAGCTTCACCGACGAGCAGGTCGGGGCGTGGCGCGCCAAGACGCAGGCCCTGCGCATGAAGCAGCGCCGCGGCGACCCCGACGTCGACATCGAGGTGGAGATGAAGCACCGCCGTGCCGAGCTCCTCGTCCACTGCCTGCGCGACCCGGCGGACGGCTCGAGGATCTTCACGGACGGCGAAGCCCCGAGGCTGGCCACCAAGCACGCCGGCGTCATGCAGGCCCTGGACGAACTCGCGATCGAGCTGTCCGGCCTGGACAAGACCTACAAGGAGCAGGTCAAGGACGCTGAGGCGGATTTCTCGTCCGGCCAGAGCTGAGGATTCAGTACGACCTGGCCGTCGCTTTCCATATGACACCCGGGGAGGTTCTGGTGAGGTTCACCGACGCCGAGATGATCGGCATGGTGGCGTATCAGAACCTCTACGGGCCGGTTACCCCGCAACGGCTGGACATGGTGGCCGCGAGGCTCGGGATGGACATTGCCGCACCGCACATGAAGAAGGGCAAACGCCCGAAGCTGAAAGACCACCTGA